AGTGATAACTGGTAGACAGATGGCCTTTGTAGAAGAATATTTGGTAGACCTGGACCCGTTTCAGGCTGCTCTGCGTGCTGGCTACTACTCTGGCACTACTGGTCAGAGTCTGATGAAAAGGAAAGAAATCAGAGAGCTCATAGATGCAGCAATTAAAGAGAGGCAATCCAGAACTCAGGTCGATGCCGATATGGTTGTGGCAGAGCTGGCTAGGATTGCGTTCTCAGACCTGAAGGATTTTGTTAGATGGTCTAAGAGTGGAAGGATTGGGTTAAGACCATGTGACCAAGTAGATGGCAGAGTGCTGGCTAGTATAGAAGAAACAGTCAACGGTAAGTCCAAGACTCGTAAGGTCAAGCTTCACGATAAGCTCAAAGCACTGGAATTACTGGGTAGACATTTGGGTATGTTTACAGATAATCTGAAGGTTGATGCTGATATGCAGGTTCAAATTGTAGATGATATAAAATGAGACAGATAAAGCTAAGTGAGAAAATACTTCCAGCGTTTCATCCTTTTTGGTTAGCCTGTAACGATGAGAAGTATCTATATAAAGTATTAAAGGGTGGACGAAACAGTGCTAAGTCCACCCATATTAGTGAACGCATAATTGTTGATATGATGAGACACCCAGTAAATGCTTTGGTTATTAGGAAAGTAGCAAACACCCTAAGCGAGTCGGTATTTGAGCAACTGTGTTGGGCTATTGACTATTTGGGTGTTGGTCAATACTGGAAAGCTACCAAGAGCCCATTAGGCCTGGTTTATTTACCCAGAGGTAATAGGATAATATTCAGAGGGGCAGACGAGCCTAATAAAATCAAGAGTATCAAGACCTCGAAATATCCTATTACTATACTGTGGATTGAAGAATTAAGTGAGTTTAAGACTGAAGAAGAAGTAGATACAATAGTTAAGTCTGTACTCAGGGCCAAATTGGCCAGAGGCTTAAAATACAGCATCTTCTTTTCCTATAACCCCCCCAAACGGAAGCAGAACTGGGTGAATAAAAAGTACAACACCCAGTTTCTGCCTCCGAATACATATGTGCATCACTCAACATATATGGATAATCCACATGTTTCTGAAGCCTTTCTGGAAGAGGCAGAAGAAGACAAGAAGAGGAACCTACACAAGTATAAGTGGATTTATTTGGGTGAACCGATAGGTGGTGGAGTAGTACCCTTTGATAATCTTGTATTCAGAGAGATAACAGATGATGAAATCAGAGGGTTTGATAATATACGACAGGGAATAGACTGGGGCTATGCTGCTGACCCCTTTGCTTTTGTTCGGTTACACTACGATAAGAGGAAAAGGATAATTTACTTTATCGATGAAGTTTATGGGGTTAAGCTCAGTAACAGAGAAGCAGCTACAGAAATAATAAGTAAGAAGTACAACGATACAAGAATCAAGGCAGATTCAGCAGAGCCCAAGAGTGTTGACGAAATGAAAACGTATGGGCTCAGGTGCTTTGGGGCTAGAAAAGGCCCTGGCAGTGTAGAATACGGTGAGAAATGGCTGGATGACCTGGAAGAGATAGTCATAGATGCTAGGAGAACTCCTAATGTGGCCAGAGAGTATGAGAGTATAGATTATCAGATAGATAAGGATGGTAATATCAAGAACAAGCTGGAGGATGAGAATAACCACACTATTGATGCTACTCGGTATGCTTGTGAGGACGATATGAAGAAACACTTAGGGCCTGTGAATAAACCAAGGGGGTGCTGATAAATGTTAACGTCATTGGACTTTCTTAATCCTGGTAAACAATGGCCTCCACCAGAAGAGGCAGAGAGATTAAAACTGTATGAACAAAACAAAGACCTGTTTAAAGGAAGACACGAAAGAGTATTCAAGAATTGGGTCAAGCTGCTGCGGGAAGATGAAAAAGCCATACTGGAACTGATACTGAACTGGAACAAGAGATTGAGTCTATTGTGGGCTGACTTACTGCTGGGTGAACCGCCTCAGATTACTGCTGGTGACCCTGACTCCAAAGAACAGTTAGCCCTGAAGAATCTGATGGGGGATGAGTTCTTTAACGTATCATATGAAGTAGCTATTGATGTGTCCAGATTTGGTGTGGGTTTACTCAAAGTAAGACACGATGGTAGCAAGAGCATAATTGAGGGCCAACCCCCTACTTATTGGTTTCCTGTGGTTAATCCTGCTAACTTGAAAGAAATAACGCATCAAGTTCTGGCTTGGGTTGTGGAAGAGATAGTACCGGGGGTAGTTGGTAACAAGAAACAGAAGGTATTATATTGCGAGATTCACGAGAAGGGCAAGATTACATACCGCAAGTACAAATGTACTGGGGATAAGTTGGGTAGTTTGATGGAGCCTGAAAAAATTCAAGCTACTAACATCAAGGACATGTTGATTATTCCAGTAAATAACATAGTAACCACAGATACTATTATAGGTATGGACGATTATTCTGACCTTGATGCTATTATTCAAGAACTTGAAACCAGACTGGCTCAAATAGCTAAAATTCTGGACAAGCACAGTGACCCAAATATGTACGGCCCAGAATCGGCTCTGACTATTGACCCTTTGACTGGAGAAACCAAGTTTATTGCAGGAGGCAAATTCTTCCCAGTAGATGACCAGGAAAAACCTCCTGGATATATCGTGTGGGAAGGTCAATTAGAAGCAGCTTTCAAAGAAATAGATGTGTTAATGGCTCAGTTATTTATGCTGAGTGAAACCAGTGCAGCCTGTTTTGGTGAACTTAAATCAGGACTGGCAGAAAGTGGGTCAGCTTTAAAGAGATTAATGATGGCCCCTCTGGCTAAAGTAAATAGGATAAGGATGCGATTTGACCCTGCTATGAAAAAGGCTTTGCGAATAGCTTCAGAACTGGAAGTAGCACAGAGCACAACTGGGGCAATGAGACTGGAGAATATTAATATTGATTGGCAAGATGGACTGCCTGATGACCCTGTAGAAAGCACTCAAGTTGAGGTACAGAGATTTGGTGCTGGGCTGAGTAGTCTGGAGAGTTCTGTCAAAAGGTTGTATGGGTTAACCGGGAAACAGTTGCAAGAAGAACTGGACAAGATAGAAGCAGAAAAACCAGAACCTCCAGAAGTTACTATCCCTGGAGAGGATGAGGAATAATGTTCAGTGACAAGCAAGTACAGAATCTGATAAAACTGTATGAAAGAGCCGAAAAAGACCTGACTAAACAGATTGAGAGGGCCTTGATGAAAGGCAATCAGACTGAGTATCTAGTTGGGTTAAAGAAAAACACTCAATCTATCTTGGCAGATTTGCGTAAGGGCTCAAGAGAATGGTGCAAAAAGGCTATCCCCCAGGTATATACTTATGCTACTAAGGGAGTAGATAAGGATATGCCTGGTAAAATGCCTAGTTTTGGAGCTATACACCAGCAATCTGCTCAAGTTCTGGCAGATTCTGCTTTTGGTAGGCTTGAAGATATGACCAGCTACATAGGGCGTAGAGTTGATGACGTTTACAGAGCCTTGGCCCTGGAAAATATGCGGTCTACTGTGGTTGGGTACAAGACTTGGCAACAAGTTGCCCATCAATATAAGGAAGATTTGGCCAAGAATGGCCTTACTGGGTTTACAGACAGGGCTGGTCGTAGGTGGAATATGAGAGCATATACTGAGATGGTGGCTATTACCACTACGGCTGAGGCCCATCTGGAGGGTACTAAGAATAGGATACTTGAACACGGCTATGATTTGATTAAAATAACGAATCACCCAGGAGAATGCGAAAAATGTGCTCCCTGGGAGGGTAAGATACTATCTTTAACAGGTCAAACTCCAGGATACCCAACACTAGCAGAAGCTAAAGCAGCTGGGTTATTCCACCCCAGATGTAAACATGCTTATGGTATGCATGTTGACCTTGACGCTGAGATTGAAAAGCTAGAGTACGAGATAGTTCAACTGCAGAAAGTTCCAGAAAAGCAGCAAGCTAAACCTGAAGCATGGTACAAGTCTTTATCTGATAAAGATTACAAAGATTGGGCTAAAAGCAGCCCTCTGAATCAAAAGGTGAACTTTAAGAACTTGAGAAAACCTGGAGGTTTATATGATAGCGATTTTTATAAAGTGTATATGGGGAAATATGACTATATAAATAAAGCCCTCATTGAAGGTACGCCAAGTAAATACGGAAAAGAAATCAGCCTAATTGATAACCTTGTAGCTAGTGATAGTTTTAAGAAAGATTCCGTTGTGTATCGTTTCACAGATAAGAAAGAAATTGACTGTATGTTTGGTAGAATTGATTTGAAAAACGAGATAGGAAATGCTTTTGAGAGCAAAAGATACTGGAGTACAACTATTGATTATCATGAAGGTTTTGGTAATAAAGGTTATATGTTTAAGGTGCTTTGCCCCAAGGGGATGAAGGCTTATCCAACTCCTAACTTCAGCGAGAGTGAGATATTGCTCGGTAGAAATATAAAATACAGAATTGTAAGTGTGAATGAGTACACTAGCGCAACAGGAAAAACCAAAATGTTTAAAAATGGTAAATT